CGTGCAAGGATACGAAGGCAAGAAGTCAGGAAAGAAAAGATCCACACGTGATTACAGTTCTAACAATCCTTTCGCTGGCTATCAGTTTGTTAGCGCATTAGAGCCAGTAACATCACAACCTAAAATTAAGGGCGTTAGATCTGGTGGCGTAAAGACTAAAGGTCGTTTGATTTACAAAGCATTTGCTAACCAAAGTCCTCAGATATTTCAAGCAATTTTTAAGGCTATCAATGAGACTGCCATTGATTTCAATAAATCATACAATAAGAAAGTAGCATAATGGCCAACGTAGTCGTCTCGGCATTAGCCACCTGGAATGGTAAAGCCCTTAATAAAGGCAAGCAAGATATAGCTTCATTTGACAAATCGGTCAAAGCATTAGGGCGTACATTTGGCGTTACATTTAGTGCAGCCGCTTTAATAGGTTTTAGCAAGAAAGCAATTAAAGCCTTCAGCGATGACGAGGCCGCAGCTAAACGTTTAGAATTACAACTTCAAAATACTGGCAACGCTTTTAGGGTAGACGAAGTTGAAGAGTATATAAAAAGTTTAGAAAAAACTAACGCCATACTTGTTGATTTAAGAGGGCCATTTCAAACATTATTAAACCTTACTGGCTCAGTTGAACTAGCTCAGAGGTCATTAGAAGTTGCTCTTAACACAAGTGCTGGCACAGGTGAAACACTTAATACAGTTATATCTGCTATTTCTAGCGGCCTAAGAGGTCAGACAAAAGGAATTAAAAACCTTAATACAGGTATAGACGCAAACATAATTGCAACTGGCGATATGAATTCGATAATGTCAGCACTTGAAAAACGTTTTAGTGGACAAGCTGCAGCCAGATTAAATACTTATGCTGGCAAGATGGATGTATTAGCAAAGGGCGCCGAGGAAGCAACTAAAGCAATAGGCGAAGGATTAGTAGATTCTTTGACGCTTTTAAGCAAAGATCAATCAGTACAATCTATAGCGGATTCATTTGAAAACTTAGGCGACAATATTGCATTTGCAACTTTAGAAATGGCAAAATTAATTAAGTCTTTTAATGATTTGGTAAGTGCGCCAACATTTAAAGCTGGACTACTTGCTACAGGTTTATTGTTGTCTGGAAGAACAGGTAACCCTCAATACTTTGTAGGTGCTTTAGGTCTTGTAGGCGGTTCTAGTGCTTTAGGATTAGCGAGCAAAGATTATGGTTTGGGTAGTCAAGGTGGCACGCCATTCGGTCAAGCTGGATCAGCTTCACAATTATCCATAGATAAACAAAAAAAGGCTGCGGCAGATTTATTAAAATTGCGAGCAAAAGAAAACGCTTTAATTAAAGAAAAAAATGCGTTAGAAGATTTAAAGAAAAAATACGATGAAGAGCGTATAGGTTTAATGCTGGCACTTAACCAAGCTACCGACGAAGAAACTCGCTTACGTATTGCAGAAAAATTAGCAATATTAGATGGCAATGCAGCTAAAGCCCAACAGTATTTAGCAGATACAGAATTAGCCTTCCAAACAAATCAACTAGCTAAATCTATGAATAACGCTGCTTTGTCAGCTGAATCATTTTCTAAATTTGCTATGGGTGCAATACAGCGTGGCGAGTATGCAGATGCCTACAAGAACATTAGCAACGTGCCTACCCAGAGCGCTGGTGGTGCTATGCAATTACCTAGCAGTGCATCAAGTTTTGCTATGGGCGGTGTATCACGTGGTGAATACGCACCAGTAACTGTAAACGTGGCTGGCTCAGTATTAACCGAGCAAGATTTAACTAACACAATCAATGAAACTTTATTAAGAATAAATAAGATGGGCCGTGGCACCACACCTGCAGGCGGTCTATCTGGCGGCACCTAATGGCTGTACCAACAATCAATGCTGTAATTAACTTTTCGACTGGGCCAAGTTTTGCTCAGGCGATGATATTAGGCACAGGTATATTAGATGTAAACATATTAGGAGATTCTGCATCTATTATTGTTGATGTATCAGATCAGATTAACTACATACAAACTAGCCGAGGCCGTAACGCTTTAGTAGATCAATTCCAAACAGGCCAATTAACTTTACGCATAGTAGATCAAAATGGAGACTTTAACCCAACTAACCCAACAGGGCCGTACGTGGGCTTGCTGACACCAATGAAGAAGGTACAGATTTCAGCCACTTATGGTGCTACGACTTATTCTTTGTTTTCTGGCTTTATTACAAGTTACGTAAACACTCAACCTAAAGATGCTACAGAAGTTGCCTATACAACTATACAAGCTGTAGATGCCTTTAGACTTGCCCAGAATGCACAGATTTCAACTGTAACAGGCGCTAGTGCTGGCAACCTATCAGGCACAAGAATCAACCAGATATTAGATCAGATTGACTGGCCAGCAACCATGCGTGATGTTGATGCTGGACTTACTACATTACAGGCAGATCCTGGCACACCACGTACTTCTCTAGGTGCTATGCAGACTGTGGCCGACAGTGAATATGGCGCACTATATGTAAACACCGATGGCGAATTTGTATTCCAAGACAGAGCTGTAACTGCAGGATCAATCGGTGGCACAGTAACTACTTTCAATGATGACGGCACAGGCATTTCATACGCCAATGCTATGTGGAAACTAGATGACAACTTGATTTTTAACTCAGCTCAGGTTAGCCGTACAGGTGGATCACCACAGACAGCCATCAACCAGGCATCTATTGACAAATACTTTATTCACTCATATAACCTGCAAGACCTTTTAATGCAGACCGATGCTGTAGCTCTAGATTATGCCCAAGCTTATGTTGCTAGCCGTGCCGAAACTCAGGTTAGATGCGATGGCATCGAGTTAGACTTATACACAGACAATTACAACTCAGGTATTATCGCAGCCTTAGAGTTGGACTTCTTTGACCCAATCAGAATTGTTACCACTCAACCAGGCGGATCTACCTTGGATAACACTTTGCAGATATTTGGCGTGGCTACAACAATCACACCGAACAGCTTTAGGGTCTTCTTTACGACCCTTGAACCAGTCATCGATGCACTGATTCTAAATAACAATATATACGGCACTTTAGACTATAATGTGCTTAGTTACTAAGGAGAAATAATGGCCGCTGGATTAGGATTTAAGGACTTTACAACAGGCGAGGTATTGACCGCTGCCGATGTCAATAACTATTTGATGCAAAATATCTGGGTATTTGCAAGTGCCGCTGCTAGAGATGCAGCTGTAACATCACCACAAGAAGGTAACTTTGCATATCTTAAAGATACAAACGTAACCACTTATTATACTGGCAGTGCTTGGGCAAACCTAGATACAACAGGTATGACAAACCCAATGACTACAACAGGCGACACGATTTATTCTTCAAGCGGATCAACACCTGCTAGGTTGGGAATTGGTAGCACAGGTCAAGTATTAACTGTTGCTGGTGGTGTGCCGTCTTGGGCAACTCCTGCTGGTGGTGGTGGTGGCAAAGTTTTACAAGTTGTAACTGCAACATATTCAACTCAAACAACCGCAACATCTACCACACCGAGTGATACTGGATTGAGCGCAAGCATTACACCATCTGCCACTTCTAGTAAAGTTTTAGTTTTGATAACACAATCATTTGCAATAAGTAAAACAGACACTACTCTTGGCGGCGGTTTTAGAATATTACGAGGTTCAACAAGTATTTACGATCCTGGTACTGGACAAAACGGAATTGCAATAAGCGGTTTATCAAATGCTTATCACGAAATGTATAATACTTGGAACGCAAGTTATCTTGATTCTCCATCTACAACATCATCAACTACATATAAAACCCAACAAAGAGTGCAGGATACTGGTAGCGTTATTTCACAAATAAGTTCTACTACAAGTTCAATTATATTATTAGAAATAGGTGCATAATGAAACATTCAGAAATTTCAGAAACTTTACAATTTATTAGACCAAATGCTGAATGGTCATTAAATGGCGATAAATTAACTTGGCTTGATGAAAGTCAAACAGAGCCAACCAAGGCAGAAATTGAAACAGGCTTAGTTGCTTACCAAGCAGCGCAACAAGCCGAAGCCGAAGCAAAGGCTCAGGCTAAGATAGCGGCACAAGGTAAACTTGCAGCACTGGGTTTAACTGTTGGGGATTTACAAGCTCTAGGTTTGTAATGCAACCAAAGTTATGTGCAGCTGGTGTGCAGTTAAGAGATCAAGTTGATACGTGGTTTCCAGATAGGCGTACTGCCAGCGATGGGTGGGTGGGCGATAGCCGTCATGCCTCCAGAAAATCAGATCATAATCCAGACGAGTTCGGATATGTACGAGCAATTGATATTGATTCTGGGCTGGAGCCATCCAATGGGATCGCACCTTATTTGGCTGACCAAATCAGAATCGCAGCCAAGTCGGATCCACGCATATCATACGTCATCTTTAACAGGCGAATATGCTCGAAGATATTAAATTGGAAATGGCGTAATTACAAAGGCATTAACCCACACACAAAACATATACATATCAGCTTTACAACACTAGGCGATCTAAATGGCACAGCGTTCGACATACCACTAATAGGGGGCAAGATATGAAAATAAGCAAAAAACAAAAAGCAATACTCAAATCATACTTTAGAGGTGTGCTTGTATCGCTACTAACATTCTTAGCAAGTAATGAATTGGGATTAGATCCTGCCGTGTCTGTGATTGTTGCAGCTTTAGCAGGACCAGCAGCTAGGGCTTTAGATAAATCCGATAATGCTTATGGCATCGGTGCAGATGAAGCATGACACCTACAGAATGGGCTGGCTTTGGCGCTGGCGTTATGGCCGTGCTATCAGGCGGGCTAGTCGGATTACGTTTTCTAGTTAGAGGCTGGCTTAATGAGTTGCGCCCGAATGGTGGCGCTAGCATGAAGGATCAACTAACACGATTAGAAAAGCGTGTCGATGATCTCTTTATCTTAATTAGTAAGTCATAATTTTAATATGGCTACTAAACGCAAACCTAAGAAGAAGATTGCACGTAGACGCAGGACTACTAAAGAACCTGTACTTACAAAGTTAGATTTCTGGGCAATAGCAGCTAATGAAGTTTATATGGCTTGCCGTAAATCAGGAATGGATGAAGGCACAGCTCTAGCGTTTGCGATGGATAGGTCAAGTTATCCAGACTGGATCATTGATAGTAAAGATCCCATAAAGAATCCACTTGATGACTTTGAAGAGGATGAAGATTAAGCGTTGGTTAGTAATATCCGATCTGCAGGTGCCCTATCATCACGAGGCAGCTGTAAAAAATGTAATCAAGTTAGCGAGGCGTGAAAAGTTTGATTCTGTATTGGTGGTCGGCGATGAAATGGACTTTCAATCAATTAGCAAGTGGGCTGAGGGCACACCTTTGGCTTACTCAGAAGACTTACATGCAGATCGTGAACTATGTAAGCAAGTGCTTTGGGATCTCGGTGAGTACAGTCCAGAAATGCATATTATCAGGAGCAATCATTGTGATCGCCTTTATAACACTTTATTAAAAGTACCTGGCTTAATCAATCTACCTGAGTTACAGTACCCAGCCTTTATGGGCTTTGCCGAGATGGGTATGACTTATCACAAGACAGCTTATGAATTCCATCCCGACTGGGTTTTGTGCCATGGGGATGAAGGAAGTATGAGCCAGCATGCTGGTATTACCGCATTAAATCTAGCCAAGAAATTTGGTAAATCAGTAGTTGCTGGGCATAGCCATAGACTAGGTGCCAGTGCCTATTCAGAGGGCGTAAACGGCCATTACAGGGCTTTATATGG